TAATAACAAGATGGTAATAACAAAAGGAGGGTAGTATGAGGAAATATGTATTTATAGGATTTGTCTTGATTGCAAGTTTGTTCGCTATGGCAAACACAGAATGGCAATGGACAAATGTCGGTAAGACTTGGAATGTGAGACCTATACTCTGTCCAGAGGCTAACGATACAAGTATGGATTTCATTCCATATTCATCTGATAGCGATTCGGTAATGATGAGAAGAACAGCACGGAGAGAGATTGACAGTCTATTCATCACAGGGCATTGTGATAACGCTATCAAGATTGAATTATGGTGTGTCGGATATGGTGACAGTTCATATTGGGCTATAGATTGGTATTATGGGAATCACAGGTCTAACCTAATATATGAAATGGTATTTGATACATCTTTGGCTTCGAATGAGACTTGTCACGTTATGGTTGATGTATTGCACAGATTAGATTTAGTCGCTGATACAATAAGTTATGAGCAGGGAATCTATATGTTCCAAAGTTATCTTGGACGAACCAATTTTGCTAAATGGGGTTCGATTGCATTACGAGATAGCATAGACCCGACAGCAGGCGATTCCGTAAAATTTATGGTAATGGAATTTGACCAATAAGGAGGTGAATAATGGATAAACAAAAAAAGGTATTTCAGACTAAAATTGAAGACATAGACCCGGAAGAAAGGACAATGGTATTTACGCTTTCAGATAGCAGTATAGACCGAGACAATGAAATTTTGCAAGCCAAAGGTGCACATTGGGGAGAAGGTAAACAAATGCCTCCTTTCCTTTTTGCACATAGACACGATATATTACCCATAGGAAAGTTTTTATGGATTAAAAGAGTAAAGAACGATATTATCGGAAAAGTCCAGTTTGCTCCGACAGATTTTGCTATGTCCTCCTATGTATTGTATCAAGGTAATTATATCAACGCTGTTTCAGTCGGATTCCTTCCAGATGAGAACGGATGGGAAGACAATGTCGAGATAGAAGGGAAAACGATTAACAGGGTGTATAACAAATGGGAAATATTAGAAGCGTCGGCTGTATCCGTAGGCTCAAATAGAAATGCTATACGCAGGGATTACGAAAGCGGTAAACTCAAGATAGCAGAAGCGGTCTATAAATCATTTGGTTTCGAGGAGAAGAAAACCAAAGAAGAACCAGAGAAACCCAAAGAAGAACCTGCAAAAGAACCAGAAGGCGGTGCTCCCAGAAGTGATGAAGAGACCGAAAAGTTGTTACTAAGTTTAGAGCCAAAATTAAAAGAACTGGGTTTAATATTAAAAAAGAAATCAGAGGAGGAAGCCGAAAAGGAATCAGAAGAGAAATCAGAACCTGCGAAACCAGAAGGCAACGAAATAGACTTAGAGAATATGACGGACAGCGAAGATATAGACATTAGTAAAATGGAAGTCCCAGAGACTGGACTGGAGAACTTAGATAAGGACTTTGATATTACCGAAGAGCAATATCAGAAGTTGTTAACTGGTATTGAGAAGGTAATATCGGATGGACTTGTTAGAGAGTTTAGGATAAAGGTTTTGGGAGAAATTGTTGATTAACTTTTAACAGGAGAAAACTATGACTTACGAAGAACTTGAAGAAAAACTTCTCAAGAAATTCGGGTCTGATGTTATGCCAGGGATAACAAAAGAATTCCTGGACAGACCTGAAATGAAGAAACTCTTTGAGGAGCATAAAACGCTTGTGGCTCAAGGTGTTAATATTAAGGCACAGGCGGAACAGGAAGTTCCTTTAGCACAGTCTGCGAGATTCATTCGAGCTATCTATAATGGAGACAAGAGTGAACTTGCAACGATTAAAAAAGAGGAATACCCAAAATATCAAAAGAACGGCTTGATTCATATGAGCGAAACCGACCTTGTTCAAGGTGGTTATCTTGTTCCTATAGAATTTTTCAGCGAGATTCAGAGGATTCCTTGCACATACGGAATAGCACGAAGAGATTGCAGGGTAATTCCTATGAATCGTTTGAATATGACCATTCCAACATCGGCAGGACTTCCCACGATGTATTGGGTTTCAGCAGAAGGTGAGGAGAAAACTGAGAGTAAACCAACATTCGGGCTTAAAACACTTACTGCAAGAGTTGGTTATATCTTGGTAGTGTTCACAGAGGAATTACTTGCAGACGCAACACCTCCTATCGTTCAATACATTCTTGAAGTTAGCAAAGAAGCACTTTCAGCAGGAGAAGATAACGCTCTGTTTAATGGCAATGGTGGAGCAGGTATCACGGGTGTTCTTGCTTGCGGAACTCAGGTAACAATGGATTTGAACAGGAAGGCATTCAATCAGATTCACACAGATGACCTGATTAAAATGGCAGACGCTGTCGCTTGTAATGCTGAAATGGGTGCTAAATATTATTTCAATAAGAACATCTTAGCACATCTCAGAATGTTGAAGACTACAACAGGTGCTTATCTTTTGAATGAAGTCCCTGTTACAGGTGGACCTGGACTGTTGAATGGTTATCCTTTTGAGACCAGTCCAATGATGCCAGGTAATGCGGCTTCCGCTGCCGATACTCCATTTGTTATTTTCACTAATATGAAGAAAACAGTGGCATTCGGAGACAGACAGCAAATGACACTTAAAATGGCAGACCAGGCAACAATAAGTGCCATTAACCTTTTCACACACGATATGCAGGCTCTAAGACTTACCGAAAGATTAGACATTGAGTGTCTACTTCCGACAGGTATAGCAGTTCTGTATACCGCACCATAAAGGAGGGAAAATGAAAAAGATTGGATTTGTTTTAGTCGCATTGGTTGTCTTTGCCCTTCTTTCTATGGGATTGACAACTGTTTACTGGAGTGAGCCAGAATATGCCAAAAAGTTTAATGGCTATCGAAGTTTGACAGGTGTAGATACGGTTGTTGGCACTGCTTGTGATACTATTATTACAAACATTCACAACTGTTTTGAAAACTACTATGCACCTGCCGATACAAACGCATCGCCTGTTAGAACTGTATGGTGTGTTGCTATTTACGCAGACGCTCCCGACGATTCTGTTGATTGGGACTTAGACTTAGCGTTCAGTTATGACCTTGTGCATTGGAATTTTAGAGGTGTAATTGGTCCGTATGATATTTCAGGTGATTCTCTTATTCTCTATTCCATTACTAAAGACGCTGATATGATGGAGTATATGAGACTTATCAGAACAGGCGGAGCAGACAACGACATATCCAGTGGCTCGATTGGTGAGATTCTGCTATTATGGCAGAACAGAGGGGCTAAACTGGGAAACGGGATAGGTGCTGAGCATTAACAACGTTCATTAACAATATAAGGGGAGGGGATAACCCTCCCCTTTACAAAGGAGAAAATATGAGTAAAATCAGAGTCAAAGCGAAACACCCAATTCAGAACACCTTAGGTATAAATGGATTCCCTGATATAATCGGTTGCGGTGAAGAGATAACCATTGACGAAGATACTCTAAAGGCTTATGGTGAAAATAATTTTACGATTATTTCCAGAGAAGAAGCCAAAAAACCTGTTAAACCTAAAAAGAAAATTCTTAAAGTATTAACAAGTAAAGATTTGAAGGTTAAATAATGAGCACGCTAATTACCCTTACAGAGTTCAAGGAATTTCTACATACGACCGAAATAATGGATGACACGATGTTACAGGGTGTCATTGATGGTGAAATAGCAGGGCTCGAACAACGGTGCGGGAAAATAGAATCTTCTCAAAGACTATTGACCTTTGTCGTTGCTGGTTATGTTCCTTGTGTAGAGGGTGACATTGGTTTGCCTGTAATCGGTACAGCTACAGCGGATTCAGGAATACTTGTTAGTTATGATAATACCGCAAGACAATGGGTTGTTGAAATGGACGCAAGCGGTGATATGTTCGATGTCGCTGAAGGGATTACTATCACAGGAGGTACAGGAGCGGGTACGACTTCGGGTGCGAGTGTTGTCAATGACATTACAGAGTATCACGATGGCGATAGGACTAATATGATTCTGCTCAATAATGGATTAGTGAATTCAATTACAAGTCTCAATCTTGACGAAAGTGGTAACGGTATATGGGATTATGCCTTGACTGAACATAGTGACTATGAATTCTATCCACTGGGAATTATAACAAAAAGGTCTGGTTCTTTTGCTTCTGGATTGCGGAATATAGAAGTCAAATACAAGCAAGGTTATACCAATGCAACACTTCCACAGGATTTAAGACTTGCATTACTGAAAATGATGTCGAATACCTATCACCAATCTATAGTTGTAATGGAAGTTGAAGGCTCTCCGAAGATTTATACAGCAACGGAAATAAACAATGTAATAGGCAAGTATGTGAGGCTAACGGTATAATGAAACCTTCTCTGAAGTTAATAGGTACGTCACGGGTTATGGGTAGAATGGAGCAAGTGCGGAAAAGAGTTCCTAACGCTTCGCTTATAAGTATGAGAAGGGGTTGCGAATTGTTGAGGGGTTATATTGTAAAAAAGAAGTTATCAGGACAGGTCTTGAAAGTACGGACTAATAGATTGAGAAGTAGCATACAAACAGAAGTTACACAGCAAAAAGATATTACTATTGGCAAAGTAGGAACTAATGTAAAATATGGAAGGATTCACGAACTGGGTGGCACGATAAAAGCACATACGGTTTATCCTGTTGAGGCTTCCGCTTTGCATTTTTATATAGGCGGACACGAGGTATTTTGTAGAAGTGCGAACATCCCTGATATTGTAATCCCTGCAAAACATTATATTGGGAATAGTATGAAGGAAATAAGACCAGCATTACAAAAACAAATAGGTAAAAACTTTTTCGCTGAGGTGACAAGTGGATAAAGAAACTGCTTGGAGTGAAGTTATAACAAGGCTTGGCACAATAGCGGGTATCAATAAGGTATACGAAGGATTCAAAGACCTTGATACTATACCGACTACATACCAACCTTGTGTTATGGTTGAGCCTGATAGTTCCGAACCTTTAGAAGATGACTATGATAACACGGGCGGGAATTATGCCTATGAGAATGTTTCATTGGTTGTATGGGTTTTATTCACAATGTTTGAAAAAGGAAAAGCGGTAACAGGCAAGGTCGGAATGAATGGAGTCTTTGAATGGGAAAAAGCGGTAAAAGATAAGTTAACGGAAGCACCACAATTCTTAAATGATAAAGTAATAAGGGTTAGTTTTGGGAATGTAAGATATTTGAGGAATGTGTCTGAAAGTGCGGATAAAGGTATTTTGAGATTAGTTGAAATCGAAGTAAA